CCCCCCCCAAAAATGTTATTGCGGGGAGGGTGGTGAGGATCATCCTCAAATTAACGCGCTTTTAAGGCGACTGTGTATCACGGAATATTAATAAATATCTTTTTCTCTCATATGCTCTTATTATAGGGGGGGGGGTATATTATCCGCAAGCCGCTATTGATCTTGAGGAAAACGGCGGCCTCCGCCGTTTTCCGATAGAAGACAATCGGCCGCTCAGGAGCAAAAGTACTTTGCGTAAATGAATATTAAAATCAAAACACTATATATACCCAGCGATGACTTGTGAAAGTTATCAAGATGCCCGCAAGACAAGATAAAAAAAAATGTTCTTCAGGCGTCGAAGATTTGGTTTCCGGAGGAGAACCTTCCGGCGACGTACTTTTCGGCGGCGAAGCGCTGGCCGATTTAAACGCCGAGGTCGTCGTACCAATGCTTACACTGCTCAGAGAGGCTCTGCTCGTGCTCTTGGATTTCGTGGAAGACGTATATCCAGAGGGGCCTGGAAAAGAGGCCTGGTTAGATCAACCCAATTCAAGGCCCACTACAGATCCGTAGGGGTCAACGTTATTGGGCCGTTCGTAACAGGAACTACTCAAGGGGTCTCAATACCCCTATTCGTCTACGGTGTGGGCTGGGCCCAAACTCCAGATCAGTTCTGGACCATAGGTGGTGGACTACAGCAATACGACGCTGGTATTGGTGCACCTACCTTCCAAGACGATTTAATAATACGTGGTGGGCGCGTAGGTTTACATCTGTCCCTCTTGGATGGCGTCACCGACACCGTCGCTGTCAGGGTGTGGTGGATTTCAACTGTCAAGAACAGTCTGGCGTCCGCTGTATTCCCTGCCGCATTCGGGACGCAACCTTGGGGGTGGGACCCAAGTGTATTCGTGAACTTTGACCGTCTCATAGGTAAAGTGATCCACACGCATGAAACTCTTCTGGGTCCAGATAACCATTATTGCACGTTTGAAATAAAGCATCCCGTCAAGAAAGCCAATCAAGTTGATTGGGCACAGGGTGGACCCCAGATTGGGTGCGTTGTCCAGACGACAAACTTGACCAGCACGTCTAACATTAGTCTGAGTGCGGTAGGTACATGGAACCTGTCGTTCTCAGGTGACGTAAACGCACCTAACCCACTACTCGCCGCCCCTCAACCGCTAGGATTTACCCAGCGCACAAGGCGTGTCGTGCAAGCTCAATCTAGCGGCTCAGAGGTGACTATGCAAGAAGCACAATCCGCGAGAAAGAGTTCCCGCCACTAGGAACCTGCCACGTGTCTTGGACATTTGTAGCCTAGTATTACCTACAAATGTCCGTCCGTCCGTCCATCGCTCAGCTATAAATGTCCAGGGGTAAACGCTGGTTATTCACACTCAATAATTATTCTTTAGAAGAATATGAAGGGTTTAAATCCCGACTCTCCGAGCTATGCTCCTATTGCATCATCGGTCGCGAGACTGGAGATGCAGAGGGCACACCGCATCTGCAAGGATATTGCGAGTTTAAACGCCGCTATCGGTTTTTACAACTCAAAGATTCAATCCTCCCACGGTCGCATATCGAACTTGCTCGCGGAACTGGCCATGATAACAGAGAATACTGCAGCAAGTCTGGGTCTTTCTGGGAACATGGAGATCAGCCCAGAAATGCTCGGGGCAATCATGGAGATGGGAATCGATCAGTACGGGACGAACTTGCCGTCGAATTCCGGGAACTTGTGGAACGTGATGGAGCCGCCGGAGCCCGCTCCTTCGCGGACAGCCACCCCGGCGTCTGGGGATTCAGTGGACATACACTGCTCAGAAACACTCTCGCACTCGTCTCTCCCGTCCAAAGACCGGAAATCAACGTCCGTTGGTTCTGGGGAGATCCGGGAAAAGGAAAGTCCCGGGAGGCGCACAGACTCCTCCCACAGGCATACCTCAAAGACGGGAGAACCAAGTGGTGGAACGGATATATCCTCGAGAAGGAAGTAATTATTGACGACTTTGCCCCGAGAGGAATTGACATAGGGCATCTGTTAGTTTGGTTCGATAGATACAAATGTCGTGTAGAGACTAAGGGCGGTTATGTCGCCCTTATGGCTCATACTTTTATTGTAACTTCTAACTACCCCCCCCAAAAATGTTATTGCGGGGAGGGTGGTGAGGATCATCCTCAAATTAACGCGCTTTTAAGGCGACTGTGTATCACGGAATATTAATAAATATCTTTTTCTCTCATATGCTCTTAT